TCATAAATATTTTCTTTTATATTCACAAAATCAATATTTGAAACTGCTGATGTTACAGTTTCAGTTTGTATTAATTCTAATTGTCCATAGTTAGTATATTTATCTGCTCTTGTTAAATCATAAATATCAGTAGGTGTAAAAATACCTTTATTATTTCCAAAACTTTGTTCTGGGCTTTCTGGTATATATCCAAATTCACTACTCATAATTACACCACCTTATACAATGTAAAAGTTCCACCTGTAAGAGTACCAACCGACATTTTATATTCTATTCCATCAGAAGCACTAGCAACTGTATGTACTCCACCACCCATAACACCTTGTAATTGTGGAACATAACTTAATGAAACTTGTTCTCTTGTTACAAAAGAATATTCACTACTAGAATTAAAATTGTATAAATACATTAAACCATTTTGCATTTCGCCTGTTTGAGTACCTTGATATAAGTCATAAAATGTTGTTGAATTAACTACTGCATTATTAACAAAACCTGTACCTGCAAATAATTGTTTTGAAGCCCAATCATAATTAGCGTCTGTTTGTGCAGTACCACTTTTTGTAATTCTAATTTGGTTTGTATCAACATCATTACTACAAGTTACACCAACCCAAGTAAATAAATAAACATCATCAGTATTTATGCCTGTCAAAATTACTTGTGCAGTTGAACTTGTTACTGTACTTGTTGCTACTTGTATTAATCCCATTAGCTATCTACTCTCAATCCATACACTTTGACACTATTTAAACTAAAAGTAGCTGAGCCGTCCCTTAAAAAATTAATTCCTTTTATTGAATTTAGTTGATGTAAAACGCCAATACCTTTTCTACCTACTGTACCTATTGTACTTGGCGAACTATTTTGCCATATTGAAAAAGTATAACTTGTACTTGAAAATGGATTAAAAATATAAGCAACACTTCCGTTACCTTTTTGTAAAGTATCATCATAAGAAATAGCGTCTATATAAGTACCACTTGTGCTTTTACTTTCCCCGTCAGCACCATAACTTCTTATGATTTGTGAGGCATAGTCATAATCAGTAGCAATAACATTACCACTACTATCTACAAATCTATAATTTAAATTTGCACCACCACCACCTGCATCATAATCAGTTACAGTTATTTTATATATATCAAAATCTGCACTAAAAATGTCTGTTATTGTTGCACTTGCTACATTACTAAATGAAGTTTCGTTAATTAATCTTAAAGCACTCATAGTTGTTTCAATCCGTAGAGTTTTGCAGTTCCACCTGTAAAACTAGCACCTGCACTATTTAAAACTTGTATAGCATTTATTGTTTCTGCAACTGCATAAGCACCATTACCATAATACATATAGATATTGCTGGGTGGGGCATGGTGCGTAATAAAACTGTATTTGCTTGAACTACCTAAACTATATAAATATACATAAAGACTTTGTGGCTCATTTGCATTGGAAATATTTAATATAGTAAATCTATCTGCACTTGTACTATCATTGCCACCAAAACTTCCATTAGTACCACCATACTGAACTGCTCTTTGGTAATTAGCAGTTTCATAACTACTTCCACCATCATTAGACAATCTTATTTCACTATACATTTGACTTGCACTCTCTAAATCATCTAATTGAAGTAAATGAACATCATATATATTTTCTTTTATACTTGTAAAATTACAAGTAGTAGCACCACTAACAGATTGCGATTGTATAAGTTCTAAGCTACCACCCCAACTACCATCTTTAGTTAGTTGTAATATTTCACTAGGTGTATATAAACCTATATTCTTTATAACATCATTTGGTTGCGTACCTATATAGGACATAAGTTACTCCTTTAGGTTTGTCGCAAAAATGATACATTAAATTCTGCACTAGATGCTGATGAGCATAGCCCTTGCAGTTTATCTCCAGTTTCCAAAGTAATCTTGTTATCTAATACAATGGTTGTTCCAAATGGTAAAGATACATTATTAAGTATGTGTCTTAAAGTTCCACCTGACTTAGTAACACTTAAATCAACTGTAACATCAGCACTTGAACCACTTACATTAGCAAGAGTAATACCTATTACTGTTTCAGTAGTTGAGCTAGGCACTGCATCAACAATATCTCCTGCCGATGTGCCTAGTACGCCTTGTACTGAATGTAATGTGTCTGCCATATTTTATTTCCTCTCTATGATAAAGCCAATACTAAACCTAATGATACCCCAGCACTTGCAGATACTGGATATAAACTTAAGTTTCCCTCTGCACCCATTCCGCTATGATTAGGGCAGTAATAAAATAATTTATTTACTGTCGAGCCTGTGCTAGTCGCAGTTCCTAATGTTTCTGGTGTAATTTCAATTTCAATATAAGCATTTGCACTACCAGCAGTTCCCGATTCAGTAACATTCGTTGTAAATGCTGAACCTGAATTATGTGTTCCATCTTTTGTAGTAGAAAATTTTAATGGGTGTCCAGAGTTAGAACTATCAGATATATCAAATTTGTATTTATAACCAACAGTAACATCTAAAGCAGGAGTTTTAGTTCCAGCACCACTATCAGTACCATTAAGCATATAAAAAACATTTTGGCTACCACTACCATCATCAGCAACTTTTACTTCAATTGGAATAGTCAATGAAGAAGTACCAGCAGTAATATTATCTAATGCAGTTTGTGTAGCAGTTGATATAGGTAAATTGGCAAGTGTAGTTTTTTTGATTGCGTTAGATGCACTTGCATCTGCCAACATAATTTCATCTGATGATACAGGGGTAACAGATGATTCAGAATTAATATCTACATTTAATGTTACTGCACCGCTAGCACCACCACCGGACAAACCATCTCCAGCAGTAACTCCAGTAATGTCGCCCTCTCCAATAAAGTTAGACCATGTTGAGCCTGTATAAAATGTTAATGTGTTTGTATCTTTTAAGAATGCAAACATTCCCTCGCTTGGACTGGATATAGCCGAATCTCTTGCGGTAGATGAAGCAAACACCATAACTGTTTGTTCCATAATGTATGTGTTGAACTCAGAAGCATTAATTAAATCTCCTGTGTTCCAAACTTTAAAACCTGCACCTGCCATTTATTTATCTCCTCTATGTATATGCAAACCTAGTACCAACGCCTAACTGTGCTTGACCAAGTACCCAACCACTTGAGCCTGCTGGACTTAATGTAACAGTCCAATCCCATGTCTGCGTACTAGCATTAACAGTATGCGAAATGGATTCTATCCATAATTCATCAGTATAGCTAGAACTGTCTGGATTTACTATTTTTACAGATATTCTATCTCCAAATTCTAACCCTAATGCTTTTTCCCATATACTTGTATTTTGTCGTGGGTTAACTTTAAGACTGTCAATGCGAACAATAGGCAAAGATGTTTCTGCTATTTTTTGTTCAATAATAGACAAAACATCAGAATCAGATACATTTATGGTTGATTGAACAGATGCTATTGGTCTATACCTTTGAACAGAATTAGCATCAGATACAAATTGTGTAGCACCACCAGTTCTTGTCCATTGATAAACATTACGAACTTCGTGTGTGTCAAAAGAAGTAACAATATCTGAATATGGTAAATTACTTCCATCATTAGAAAATATTGCTTGAACTGTCGTGGCTTTTGTGTTTGCTAACCGATAATCCCTATTTCTAAAAACTGCTTTACCATCTTTACCAACAAAAAATTGTGCATTTTCTGCGGTTTCACATTGTCTAATATTTGTAAGAATATCGCTAGTGCTTGAAGATTGGCTAATAACTTGTATTGTACCAGTTTGTATATCTCTTAAAGCAGATGGAAACTGAACTTGGTCTAATAAACGAGTAACCCTAGCACTTGATAATTCTTGAATATCTTCATAACCTAATACAGTAGATTCGCCAATCTCCGAAAACCCACCACGACCTAAACGCCAACCAGCAGAACTTAATGTTTGTGAATTTAAAATTTTAAACGCATCTACGCAGTTAAACTGCACAACAGAGTCTGCCCCAAGTGCTGGAAAAGATACTGGTATCATGTCAAGAAAACCAAAGAAAATAGGATATGTTTGTGAATCGTAATTAGCTTTTATTCTAACTGGCTTAAGCGGTTGTATTTTAGTAATAGCATTAGCAGAATCAAAGTAAGGACTGGAAGTATTATTAGGATTAAACCTGTTATCAGCATTAGACAATAACAAAGAAGCAGTACCACCTACGAATTGTCCTAGCTCATTAGCCCTACCACGCTTTGTATTAAACTGCCTTACATAAGTTGATATATCTGTAAAAGATAATGAACTATCAAATGGGTTATTATCAAATGCAACCTCGACTGTTATATCAACATCAGAATCAAAAGCAACAGACATTAGAACGCTACATTAATTCCACGCCTAGCACCCTCTTGTAGTGCCTTTGCGACTGCTTCTTCAATTTCTTGCGGAGTACCTAATATAGCCTGTGGATTAACTGTTATAAGATTAGTGGTACCAAACCTAGCAAGACCGCCACCAACATCATTAAATTTACTTTCAACTCCTGCACCGCCACTTGGTGGAAACTTGGTGCTTCCTCCACCGGAATCAGTAGAACTAGAAGTTGTTTGAGATTCAGAAGCCGGAGATGGACTTAAACCTATACGGCTAGACTTTTCAAACAATTTATCATACATTTTCATTAGTTTATCAATCTCAACACCAGTAATACTTGACATCTTTTTAAGTGCATCTTCATAACCTTTTGTACCCTCGCCAAAACTTCCTAATGCTTTAGTAAGTTGTTCTTGTGCTATGGCTTGTTCTAGTGTATTTCTAAAACTTTGTTCAGTAACTTTGTTAAGTTCTTTTTGTGCTTCAGTAACCCTATCAATAGCTTGAGTTCTTAAATCCTCAGCTTTAGTTAAGTCTTGTTCAGCTTGTTCTACTTCTCTAAGTGCTTGTTCTTCTTCACGAGATAAAGCAGTAGATTCAGTAATAAGTTCAGCTAATCTTTCTTGTGCTACTTGTAATTCAAGTTTTTGTATAGTTGATTTATCCTCTTGTTCCTCAAGTTCTCTAATAGCTTCTTTTTGTCTTTCAATAGCAAGTTGTTCTTCAGCAGTAACTTGTGCTCCTATACCTTGAACAGTTGCAAGATGTTGTTTAGCTTTTTCAAGATTTGCAGTAGCATTTTCAACTTCTTTTTCTGCTTTCATCTGTTCTGCTAAAGCTTTATTCCTAGATTTTTCTGCATTAGCAACCCTATCTTGCATAGCTTCCATGCGGTCAAGAGCATCTACAACTGATTGCATACCACCAAGCAAACTATCTTCGTACGCTTGTGCAGTTTTCAATGCCTCTTTTGCGTTGTCATTAAGAGCAATACCATTTGAATCAAGTAAGGAAGTAAGTTCATCAACAGTAAAATTAGTACCATCAAGTATTTCTTCTAACGATAAAGATGTATCAACAAAATCTTCGGCAGATTTTTCAGTAGTTTCAAACTGGTTTTGCATGCGGTCATAAACATTATTAACTCTCTTACCAAGTTCTTCTTGTTTTTTAAACTCTTCGTTACCTTTACCTATAATTTTTACAATACCGGCAATAGCAAGACCAACACCAGTCGCAATCGGTGCTAATGGTGCGAGGACTGCAACAACACCAATAACCGCTAACTTAAATTTCTTAGAACTACCCTCTGCATCATCTTGTGATTGTTTAAATTTAAGGACACGCTCAGTAGCAGTTTGGAAAAAAGTAACCATGTTTTCAAGAACTGGTACTACATCTTGCCCAATAATTATTGCAAGATTAGTAAGCGTATTTCTAAGTATTTCAGTTTGTGCTTTAAAGGATTCTAACTGCTTCTCTGCAACTGCCTGTGTAGTTCCAAATGCAGACCGAAGTGAAGCCTCATATTCACGAATCTCATCTCCAGCACCGGATAATATCTTAACACCATCAGCGACACCTCTGTTCAAACCTAACTGGTCTAAGGTAGATGCTTTAAGTTCATCAGACATTGGAGCCAAAACCCTGTCAAGTTCTTCAACAACATCAGCAACATTTTTCATGTTGCCCTCTGTATCAAATAACTTTAAGCCAAGAGCTTCAAACTCTTTTGTATTTTTTGCAGATGCTCTTGGTATATCTCTAAGGATTTGATTAAGTTTTTCTCCAGCTTCAGCACCTTTAACACCTCTATCAGCAAAAGCAGACAGGACTGCAACACCCTCTTCTATATCCTTACCAACCACTTTGAGTGCAGCACCTGCCTTATTAGTAAGAGCTTCAGAGAACTGTTGAACAGTCGCGTTAGCTAATGTGTTTGCCTTAACAAGTACATCAGTAACTCTTGTTAAGTTTTCTAAGTTTTTAGATGCATCATCAACTGTAAGACCTAATGCAGATTGGGCATCTGTTGCTAAGTCTGTTGCAGTTGCCATGTCGAACATGCCTGCCTGTGCAAACTTGGCTACTTGTGGTAATGCTTCAATAGATTGTTCCGCATCAAGACCAGCAGAAGCCAAAAAGAAAAACGCTTCGGCAGATGCTTCAGCAGATATTGTTGTTTCCATAGCAACATCTCTTGCGACTTGTGCCATGCGTTCTTGTTGAGCAACAGTAGTGTCCATAATTGCTACTGATTGATTTAATTTATCTTCAAAGCTAGTAAATGCTTGAACAGATTCAGCTACACCTTTACCGATTGCAAGTAAAGCACCAGCAACTGCACCAGCACCAACCTTAGCAAAAGTGCCTAATTTACCACCAGCTAGAAAAGAGGATTTACCTAGCTTATCCATTTGTGTAGATGCTAATTTAGCACCTTTGGTAGCAATCCTAATTATTAAGTCTGCACCGGCTCCCAACTTATCTTCTCCTCGCTTTAGATTGTGCCTCAGCTTGTGCTAGGGCTTGAGCTTTATTACTTTCCTCTTGTTCCCACAAGTAAAAAGTTACCCATTGTGTATATTCGTATGATGACATTGTACTATTAAGTTCGCCAACTGTCATTGATAAATCACGAGCTAATCTAAAAGTAAAAGCTAGGTCTGGGTTATTCTTGAAATTGTTCAGCTATATCTTGCTGAACATCACCGCCTACGCCATTAAGGTCTGCAATCTCAACAAAGAGCTTATCAATAACTGTTGCATCTTTTTCATACAACATATCAATAGCTTCATCATCAAGTTGTGGCTCAATAACACTTGCCTTTAACAATGCCTTTTGATAATCAAAAGCATCACTATCATCAGCAGTAGATATACGAGCCAGTTCAACTTGCATTTTTTTGGTTAGACCTTTTACTTTGACTTTAGTTTTCCACTCCGGAATAACAATGTCCTTTACAGGTACATTAGGCAAGTCTTGTAATTTGTTTAAATCTAAAAATTCCATGTGTTCTTTCTATATTGTTTAGTGAGTGCCTCTAGTTACATCTCCACTTACTTGGAAGTCTGCGGAGTATGAAACGACATCTCCTACTGGACTGCTTTGTGAGTAAGATGTAAGAATAGCCTCGCCTGTATATTTAATTTTTCCGCTTGATGTTCCCTCTGGAGAGTACTCATAGGATAGTGTTGCTGATTGCCCAACAACTGCACCAAGAATACCATCAACAGTAGAATCCCAAAGTCCAGCTATTGCAATAGTGGAATCCTTAAGACCTACAATGTATGATTTACTGGAAGCACCGAGTACTGAAGTTTCAGCAACATCTGCGGTTTCCGGGAAATCAACAGAATTAACAAAAGCAGATATATCAGTTAATGAACCTGATGCGTTATCAAGTTTGAAAACTGAATCTTTACCATGCGTAAATGCCATATATTCTCCTCTTTAATTATTTCTTCCAAATCCTACTATAACACCAAAACTTGGAGTCGAGCCACCAACAGTATATTGTACTTTTAAGTACCTATTCACTGTTGTACCCTTAGCAACTGTTTTAACTTCCGAAGTAACGCCAGTAGCTTGTGTAAAAGTTACTAGGTCTGCGTAAGTTGTATTATCAGCACTATGAGTAATCTTAGCATCTAATGTAGGGCTAGTACCTGAAGCAGAACTAACAATCAAAAATGCTCCACCACCATTACCGGTAGATGTAGAATTATCTCTTGCAGTTCCACCGCCAGTAGCAGTAACAGTAGCGTTTTCTAAAACGATACCATTATAAACACCGCTATCAGCTTGTATATCAAGAGAAGTTGCAACTATATCTCCAACTGGACTCGATACACCATAATTCATAATATTTCCTTGAGCAAAAGAACAACCATCAGTTGCATCTATACCATCAATGCCCATAGCTATCAACATATCAGCACCGCCTAAAAGTGGTTGTATTGTAGCATCAGCAGTAGCATCAAAAAAACCAGTAACAGTAAAGGTACCATCTTTGTTGCCAGTTATGTAAGTTTTACTAGAATTACCAAATGTGGTAGATTCTGCTACATCTGCGGTACGAGCAACATCAACTGAATTAAAATATGTACTAAAATCTGAATTATTAATAAAGACTTTACTGTCTTTACCATGCTTAAACGCCATTATCTTCTTCCTCTACGCCTACGCCCACTACTTCTACGACCGCTTCTCTTTGGCTTTTTACCGCCACCATATCCGCTACCCATTATTCTTCCTCTTCTTTAATATTATCTTGCAATATTTTTTCTTGCATTTTCTTATCAACTTTAACAATTATTTCTTGTTCTAATAACCACTTCATTGACTTTTGTGGTATATCTTTTGCATCAACCATATCTCCAGCTTTAAGGGTTTTATCCTTAATATGCAAATCTTGTTTTAACAAATATTTCATTTTCTTACCATCATGCTATTACCTCAACGATAAATTCTACTCCCAAGTAATCAATGTTGTTTATATTATATACACCATAATTACCTGCTGATGTAACTCTAACAGATTGAGCTTGACTGTTCAATGTTGTATCAGATTCTATTTGTGCCTTAATAGAACTAGCACCACTAGAAGCCAAGAAGCCATCAAGAGTTTCTTGACTATCTTGTGCATCAACCCTACCAACATAAACATATACCGGTATCTCATACCTGTCTGCACCTCTCTGCATAGAAGCATCGTAATCAATAGAATCCATTACCCCTACAACTGCGGTAGGTGGCTCAACAGAATCCGGTACAAAACCAAATACAGATAAAGAAGTTATGTTTGCAAGATTGTTTTTAATCTCATTACGAATATTAGTTAAGTTAGCCATTATCTCCTCGGTAGCATTCTACCAGCTTTCCAAGTAGCCTCAATCTTAAGACCAGTACCAGCAAGAAGCATTCTTTTTTCTTTTTCACTCTTCTTAATACCAATCTTCATAAATGGTATAAGAGGTGTTCCTCTTTGACCAATGGCATGTTGGACTGCATATACATTTATACCTTTAGCATCTGCCCATGGCTTTAATGCTTTTATAGGTGGATAGTGTGGTCTTGACCTAGTCCATGGCTTTTTCATATTTACACGCATATCAAGAAAACCATGAACAAACAATGCATACTTACTGCGAGAAAAAACATCAATACCTAAAGGCATACCGCCTACTCCTCTAACATGTTGAAAAGTAATACTTCCTCTTAAATCTCCAGTAAATCTTGGGGCTTCTTTCTTTGCTTTTGTTACAACAGTTTGCCCATAAGCAGAATAAAAATTCCTTAATGCAACCCCAGCAAGTAAAGGCAGTTGCAATCTTTTATTAAGTTGGTTAGCACCTTGTACTTGAAAGTTCATAACTTGTGCTTTACAAAACCTTTAATAAGTTGCATAGCATCGGGGTCTATTTTATTAAACAGTTCTTGTTGTCCTGTTTGTTCATTTCCAAAAACATTAAAGGGTGTATCTTTTCTTTTAAAGAATCTTAATGCTTGGATTAAAGTAGCTTGTTTTATAGCATCGGGTACAATAGCAAAACCAAACTTTGCTTCTACTTTTATATTCTGCATAATTTTAGTATCAAATCTTTTATTAGAACGAGATGTCAAAATGCGTATTTCATTTTGTGGGGCGTAATAATCTGTGCTATCTGATGTACCAATGTATTCCGGATTAGAGGGTAATAAAATAAAATCTGTATTTATAGTAAGTGTAGTTTCGTGTGTCCCATCATCATTATCATCTGTTTTAACAACAAGCCCAGTAGCAGTTGCAATATCATCAACAATAACATAGACATCGTGAATAGGTGTATAGAGTTTAGATATGACACTTCCATCAATCCAAAACTTTCTACCACATACTTTGTCAATAAGCCGAGAAGCACCCTCAATGGCGTTCTCTAAATTAGTGTCTTGACCGCTTCCGGATAAACCTATGTAGGATTTAAGTTCGGATAAAGCAACATAGCCATTGGATATAGCCATGACTTACTTATTTTCTTTAGGTGCTTTTGCTTTAGTTTCTTTCTTTATACCATATTCTTTGGCTTCTAAATCAGATATTTCTGTACCGGCTCTAGCAATTAATTTGCCTTTAGCCCACCCAGTAGGTAGGTCGCCTTTAGCACTACCCTCTTTAACTTCGCCATCTTCATTCATGTATAAATCTTTTTTAATTTTCATATTTTCCTTTTCTAAGGTTTGCTTCCCACCCAAGTTATTTGCATAGCTTGAGTGAGAAAACAAAACCAAATTTCAACTTCCTTAGAAGTTTGTAATTGAGCAAAATGCAGCGGGTCTATAAACTGGGAATCCCAATCTCATAGATGCTTTCATCATTACTTTGTCTTTTGTGAAGAAATCACTATGGCTATCTGACATAGCAACTTCCATGCCTTCTCTCGACACGATATGTGCGGCGAGTCCGCCACCAAAGACACCAACTAATACTGTACCAGCAGATATTGCGGTAGTAGGAACAACCCTTACTCCCCAAATGCTTGGTGTAGCATCAGCACCGAACATACCAGCACCCACAAATAATGGGTCTTTTCCGGCAATACCTTTTGTGGCATCTCCATTAAAGTCTGCGGTAACTGCGGTTACAATGTCATTCCAGTCGCTAGGATGCATTAATATTGCATCTGCTTCTAAGAACGCATCTTTTCTAATTTCTGTGATTGCTTGATAGAGTTGTCCAATTCTTCCAAGATTTCCTGAATATGAGCTGAAGTTAAAAGTATTAATTCCAGATACATTCAATAGACCTTTAATAATTGGAGCAACACCTGAACCACCGATAAGAACATCATCAAGTCTTAACTGCAACATTGTTCTTAATCTGGTATCAAGATAACCATTTACACTTGCAACATCTGCAAGAAGTTCTTCAGTTACAGGAATAGATACACCGAATTTTCTAATCTCTTCGGTCTTTTCTGTAAATGCAAGAGCGGATTCCCCAAAGGCTCCACCCTCTGCTACTTCTGCGGCGTTGTTGGTAAATGTAGTTTCCTCAAGATACTTGTATTGAAACTGTGTTGTCGGTATAACCGAAAACAAATCAATAACTGCATTAGGGTTTCTAAGAGCAGTAGGGATTAACAAATCACTTCTAGTTACTGCTGGTGGATATGCTGAACCCTCATCAACGAGTGTCTTGGTTTCCATTAAAGGATTCCATTTCACATGTGATGATATGTTCATTTGTCCATCTTCAGTGTATGCTTTGAAAGCTCTTGTTTCTCTAACTTGCTCTCCTAATGACTTAGGTGCTTCTAGCTTCTCTTCGTGAATAGGTAAAGGGTTTACTGTTTTACCAGCTTCGATTGCCTCAGCGTTATCTTTCATCTCTTTTTCAAAGACTTGTTGTTCTTTAACGCTTTCTGCAAGAGTCTTAGCCTCTTCATTCATTTCAGCCCATTTGGTTTTATCCTCTGGAGTGAAATCTGAAAAGTCTTTTTCCCCTGCAAACTTGGCTAAGCCCTCTCTCAATTCTTGAAGTTTAGCTGAATTTTTGTCTAATTCTGACATTAGCTTCTCCTATAAATCAAGAGTATCGTTCAATAATTGTGTAGTTTCCCTAAACAAATCATTGACATCTAACTCATTTTCCATTACTTCTGCACTATCGCTACCAACACGAAGCATGGTATCTATATCTTGGTGCATATCTTGTAATGCATCTTTCAATGATTCCAACGCTTCAGTACTACTATCTGATAGTGTTTTATCTTTACCCAAGCGTAAGGCAGTAAGCTCCTTAGCTCTTTCTAACAAAGCAACCATCTTGATAAGCAAGTTATCCACTTCATCTGTAAATCTCATACCCACTTCTTTGACTTCTTCGAACTCTGTATCAGTATCATCTACTTCTACTTCTTCTTCAGGGTCTTTTTCTTTGACTGCCAATGTGTGAGTGTTTTGGTTAGCACCAACTAATACTGGGCTAACTTCCCAAACTTTAACATCTTTTAAGTACCGGACTTCTTGTTCTTCTCCGCCATCTTTTTTAAACATACCTTTTTCAGAATCATTAACTTCAAAACCAAAAGACCATTGTTGTATATCTCCCATAGCTTTAACAGTTTCGTATGCTTCTTTACCAGCATTTGTGTTCATGTTGAACTCTCCCTCAAAAACTGCTTGGGTATCATCTTGTCTAATCTTGCCTTTACCAATAATGTTTTTCCAATCATGCCCCCAGCACATAACGACACCTTTATCGCCATAGCCACTTCTTATTGATTTAGGTAAGACTACATCTCCATCTGAATCAATCTCATTAAATACAGAAAATACTGCACTAACTTTACCCTCTGCTTCATTAAAACTTAGTAAGTCTTTTGCTTTTTGCTCTTTCAATCTTATATCCTCTTTTCGTGATAACTAAGGAAGCATCTACAATTAACTGTAAGATTAGCCGGTGCTCCTAAAGAACTATCTCCGGGGTAATCTAACTTATAACCCTGATACACAAAGTTATCATCTTCATTAACTTCTGACCCATCAAGACTGACATGAGCATCACGCACAACGCCATCTCTCTGCGAAATCCACTCTTTAGTATATATTATGCCAGTAGATTTTGCACCTATTTGACGACCTAAATTTGCAAGTGCATTAGTTTCAGTTCTAGCAATAGTCAATGCTCTGTTTAAGTTTTGCTTACTAAGAACTTTCTTAACTTCGTTAGCAACAAAACTCTGCAACTTCCTACCAGTGTAATTTAATTTAGTTCCCTCTTCCAATGCTTTTCTAAACGCTCTGTTAAACCTATCCTTAGAAGTCTTTGCCATTCCCGGTAACATTTGATTTATTCTTTGATTTACATAATCAATAGCTTCACGATTGCTTCTCAAATTTTCAAGCGGAAACCTCTCAACAGATACCAACCTAAAGAAAAATCCCTGTTGTATAATCTGATTCCTGTTGCGTTCTTGTTTGTTTGGAATTACATGTGGATTAGTTTTTTCATTAGGCAATAACAAATCAACTTGGTAAAAGGCAAAGTCATTAAGTAAAGATATATACAAATCATAAACATCAGCAGACCAGCTCTTAACATTTTCATCAATAGCAAAGTCAATAAGACCAGTTACCCCAAAATCATTTATAGCGTTTCTATTAAGTTGTTGCCTAATCTTTAAATCTTGGCTTTGCAGTAAATCAAAATAAACATCTTGTATAACAGATTCCCAGTTACCTAATAGTTTGTCATGTTCTTTATATAATATTTCTTTTACTTCTGCATCTCTAAAACGATTAGTTCTATATTCCCAGTTTTCCTCACGCAGTTTATTCCTACGAGAGATAAGCTCTAAACTTGATTCAGCTTTTTCATCACGCTTGTTCATAGCCCTTACAAGTTTTTGCGACCAGCTCTTACCAGCTTCTCCACCCCACAATGCCCAAGCAATACGACCATTTGATGGATAACCATCTTCTCCGGGTCTATAACCCTCTGCTCTTTTATCAACTTCGTGTCTTGGAAAATACTTTGCAATCTTACGAACTCTCTCCGGACTAGCAGTATCAGTATTAGATATATACCTAGCAGATGCAATACCTACTTCAGTACCACCTCTACCAAACTCTTTACGCCACTCTAAGCCACGCCTAGCCTCTTCCTTTGCACCTTTAGGAATACGAAAATCCAAGTCATCATAAAGACCTTTATAAGATTTACCACGACTAGATAATGGGTGTCCGCTTGGCAATAAATCTAAATCAAACTTACCGCCACGAAACTTACCAGTACGAACTGCATAAAGAAAAGCATTAACTCTGGCATACGCCCACCTGTCCTCGCCACCTTGAGCACGAACTGATGGTCTTACAGATTCAGGATTAGTTCGATAAGCACCAACACCCCTACGAAATACTGCCCCAAGCATACTAAGGGTAACTCTTTTACCAGCAGTATCTCCATACTTTTCGTTATGCTCTTCAACTTTCTTTTTAAGAGCTTCTCTAACTCTCTGGGTTAGTTTCTTCTGTTCCATTAACAATCTCTTCGTATTCATCATGTGTATCACATGGCATATAGATAGTATTACCATCTTTATCCATAGTGTGAAAACCTACACAACCAATTTCCTCTGCTCTCACTTCTGCTTCACGCTGAGTTGTAAATTTATCTTCTTCTAGTGCAATCTTAGAGCCATCAGAATATGCAGACATTTGCTCTAATCTTGCTTCAGCAAGTTCTCTTGTAGGGTAGCAACCCATGTTGCGACCGGACACTTCTGCTATAACGCAGTACTCTCCATCAATCTCTCTTACTACTTTAAACTCTGCTGATTTTTGTTCTTCATCATCAGCAGTTTGAACATTTTCACTAGCATCAACTTCTTGTGTATCTGGTGCTTCAGCTTCGGTTTCAGTTGCAGTAAAATCATCAATGGCGTTTTGTGGTGTAAGAACTTTGTTAGAATCTAAAATATAAACTTCTTGGCTCTCATCAGTAGGCAAACCAACTTGCTCACGAGCTTCAGCAATAGTAATCCAGCCACCCTGCACACCAACATTCATACGAGTATATAATGCATCTTGGTCTGTTTGTAAAGCACGAACACCAGCAAAGTCATATTCAGCATAAGTTGTATCAGCAACATCATAATCACGAAGTAATACTTGTTGTGTAAGTTCCTCGCCAACTTGCTTCCATAAAGGTATGAGTTTGTTCTCTGTAAAGAACTCTCTAAGCTCACTTGCATTTGAATAAGTAGCCCTATCCAAACCAGCACCAAGCCCTGCTAATATTGCCGGTACGCCTAGAACTGCTGATATTCTCTCTTCCGGTACCCTACGAAGCGTACCGATGTCAAGTTCGGTAGGGCTAAAAGCCATTTTCTTTACATCCATTGAGCCACTAAGAACTAAAGGCATACCACGATTCTTACCACCAACCTTTTGCCTAAATGCTCTTTGCACTTGGTCGGCTTCAGTTTCAGTCAAACCAAAATCTTGTTTAGGAGAGATAACAACATTAGGCACACCACTATTTGCAAGAAGTGCAGTAGCCATCTGCCCAGCAGATTCATCTCCATATATTTCTCTAAGAACAGAACGAAGCGGTGCAAAACCTTTTCTATGATTAGTTTGGTCTAGTCCTAATCGAATATGTACTATGTCATTAGGCATAACCATAATTTGTTTGTTGTTAGTTTCGTATTCGTAATGTGTAATAAGTTCATCATCATTACCTTTAGGCTCTACTTGTTCCGGCATCAGTGGATAGAGAGCAACCACTTGCCCAGCATTGTTCTTTTGCTTTATCAAATATGCATCTCCGCTAATGTGCATCGCATTAATAATATATTGTTGCACCACATCACCGGACATGTATGGATTAGGTCGCCTCATCAAAATAGTAAAAGGGTGGTTAGCTATAACTTGTTCAAGACCATCATTGTCAAAAGATTTAACCATTAAGGTAGCTTCAGAAAAGGACATACCTAAAGTTTGCAGACATGCAACTACTGCCGAGTTAGATGCACCATTACCCATAGTGCTTACATCAAAGTTACCTGCTTGTGTATTCCAGCCCTGAATAAATGAATTATTGTTATACAAAGAATCATCATCACGAAAAAAATTAATTCTTTTAGTTTCATCAACTCGGTTAGCTCTACCGAATATTATGTCTTGTAATGTTCTTCTTTCTGCCAACTTATCTCCTTATGGCTAAGAGTGGATTGCTGAACACACCCAAAGGAACAACCCACCCAAAGCCAATCCTATTGTGTTCATCAATATGCTCTAAACTCTCTTTTTCTGGCTACTTGCAATATAGCGTAAGCCAAGCTATCAACTTGGTCATCATGCTCTCCTGCTGGAAATTGTAGTAGCTCTTTCTCTAATTCCAAATACCATTCAGCATATTTTGGAAAATAGACTTGTCCAGCTTCCATCTTAGCAGATAAAGGCAACGCTCTGCTCAACTTATCTTTATCAGCCCTAAGTTCACGAATAGGTAAGGAAGTTTGTTGTCTAGCTATCTGCACAAATGCAAGTTGATACCCAGCTCTTTCAATACCGATAACTTCCGGTTGCCACTTGTCATAGGTATCTTGTAATAACTTAAGAACTTGCGGTGCTTCTAATCTTTGCCGATTGACTTCAAGTACAAATATATCTTGTTGGGGAGATACTGCAATCGTAGTAACAACTGTATAATCTGCCGACTCTTTTGTTGAAGTAGCCAAGTCCACTGTTGTAATACGCCTGCAAGATTCCATCTCAAGTTCTCCCACATCACTTGTAAGCGTTTGTATTGTTTTTTCATAACCAGCTTCATCATAACCTAACTTGCTACCAGTTGTATAGTATCTAAACCATTCATTGTGAAATATACCACCTTTGGCTTCAACAAACTGTGCTTCATACTCTTGAGAGTACAAGAAGCTACCTATCTCACGCTTAGCAACATTAAGTTCTTCAAGAGGTACAAAAGGATTAGTGCTAGTAGGAAGTTGCCACCTAGACCAATCGCTATACTTTTCAGCATCATCATACAACCTAGAAAACCAGTTATAACCTTTAGGGCTAGATATAAACAACGCACCACCACGCCTCTCTGTAAGCGTAGGTCTAAGAACTTCTTTCCATACATCTTCTTTAATATATGCACACTCATCAAGCACAATGTAATCAAGACCAGCACCACGAAGCCTATCCGGATTATCTGCTGAACGAACTGTTACTTGCCCACCTGTTGGAGTGTATAAAGTTTTCTCATACTCTTTGACAATGCAACCATAATCCACACCAAGAGTTCTTATTTCTTTCCAGCCCTCAAGAGCCATAGCGTATGTAGGTGCAACCCACCATGTTCTTTTGCCCTGCATAGCTTTAGCAATACATAACCAAACACCGAGCCGAGTCTTACCCCAACGCCTACCAGCTACAAGAACTTTAAACCTAGCGTTACTTGAAGCAACATCAAGCTGACCTGAATGCAGTTCAGGAAGTTTTACCTTAAAAGGTTTAACTCCACCATCAGTCGCTAAAGAAGTTTCCATCATCTCCCTGCGTGTCCAACAGTTGTTGCCAAAACAAGATTACTTCCTGCGGAACTGGTAAGACCATGAAGCCACCAGCAAATATATCTTCAGCAACATATTCTTCATTAACTTCGACTGGAAAATCCCAATCATTAGCCAATACAATATCTATAAACTTTTCATTAGTATCATCAAACTCTTTAGGACTTGCCATTATTCTTCCTCTTTTTTTGTATCGGACATATCGGACACTACTTCGCCCTCAACAAACTTATTACCATCGCTCCAGTACAATTCTACATCAAAGTTGTTTTGATTATCTAAGATATTAACAGTATCTTTCTTGCCATACTTATCTGGATATTTTCTTTCTAGAAGCCATGCACTTGCCTGCCATGTTCCATTGTTACTTGCGTTCTGTATATTGAAAAGGTTTCTAACAATGGCTTGTGATTCTGACTTATTTATTTCTTCCCACTTCTCTGCGTATGGCTCAACACCCTGTTCAGCTAGTTCTCTCCACCTACGAAACTGTCTTGAACTTATCCCAGCAAAAACACAAGCATCTTCTATATATGCACCAACGCTTATAGCTTGATTCAATCTTTGCCAAACAGATTCATCAAGAAACTTATATCGCAGTTTCATCTGCGGTTTATCCATACTCATATCTCCTATAATACACCACCCACGACAAAGTGAGTACAAGTAAAGTTCAAAGCACTTTTTAGCTCTATTTTCAGCAATTTTTTTTCATTTTTTTAAAGTTTTTTTTTACCCAAAAAACAGTCCTATGTGTCCTTATATTAAAGGGTTTTACAAAGCAAGTGCAATACTTATAGGTATTTATATAATTATTAATTTGAAATTAAAAATTATTGATTATAAAATTCATATTATGAATTAACAAATACCGGCTAGAATCCCGCTCCCGACCGAGCTACGCCAGATTGAAAGGGATAAAGTTGTAAATCAAACCAACGTGGGCTTCAACCCCTGTTCGACCGCACCGCCAGTGCGGGAGAGTTGCAGAAACCAAAACCACCACCCAAGATGTAAGGCTCTTGGACTGGACTACTGAACAATCGACCATCTTATTTATTCTAGGATTTTACACCGAGCATCATGCTTTAAACTTCCAGACCAGCTAGCTCTAGCATTCGGCGGATACTCACAGAAGCGGAAAACTGAACAGAATACTTAAAACTTAGTTAAGACAAAAACTACAAAAACAATTCATAACCTTAGTTCTGATTTTTGCTAGGGCGGTTAGAGATGACCGCCTTATGGAACAATCAGTTCCACTAACTTAAAAGAAATGGAGATTCCAAAATGGAAATAACAAACAAAGAAATACAAGAAGCAATCAACGACTTAGACACTAAGTATGAGAGAATGCAAGATGATGCACAAAAATTGATTGACACTTTAAGATACCTAGATGGTAGAGGCGACAAAACAAGTGAGCAATACAAAAGGTCATTTAGCAAACTCAACAGATTATCAAATCTGCGTGAAGAAAACAGAATCACTAGAGAGAGATTCTCAACGCTTCTAAAGTAACTATCTAACTAGCCATCACAATCGGTGGCTAGATAGATACTTATACAAGTATCAGTAACTAGAAAAGAAAGTAGGTACCCAAATGGGAACAGAATACAAAGACATAACAAGCGAAAGAGAAAATGGA